CAACTAACGAGCTTGGCGTTGCAACCCCGACAAGCGTAGCAGGCAATACAAACCAAGACGTTATCCAAATACTCGCGTTGATGAACGCGAACGGGTACGAGTTTCTTCGTCGCCACGCTTGGCGGGAGTTGACTAAACAGTATTCTTTTTACACGCAGTATCTTACGACCACCGGCACTTGGACGACCGCCGCCCGCACGATTACGATGGCCTCCACTACGGGCTTGGACACGACCTATCAGGTTCAAGGCACAGGCATCAATCAGAACACCTATATCGTTTCTGTAGACTCTTCTACGCAAGTCACGGTCAATCAAGACTTTTCTGCAAACGGTACTGCTGCAACGGCGTACTTTCAAAAAGTCAAATACGCGCTTCCCTCTGATTATGAAAGTCTTGTTCCGCGCACCATGTGGGACAAATCCAAGCATTGGGAAATGCTAGGGCCTGAGAATGCTCAGCAATGGGAATGGTTGTTGTCGGGCTATATCTCGACTGGCCCGCGTATCCGGTGGCGCTTGCTTGGTGAATACTTCCAAATTTGGCCCGGTATGTCCACGGCTGAATATCTAGGGTTTGAATACCGCAGCAAGGGGTGGGCAGAATCTTCAACCGGTACGGTCAAGAACTCGTTTACCGTAGACACAGACACTTGCATCTACCCTGATCGGTTGATGGTCAACGCTACTAAGCTGAAGTATTTCGAGGCTAAAGGCTTTGACACTACGGCGATGATGCGGAACTATCTGACCGAATTGGAAGCGGCGAAGGCTCTCGATATGTCGTCTGCCAATCTGTCGCTTGCACCGCGTCCAGGCACAGTCCTGATCGGTTACGACAACATTCCTGACAGCGGCTACGGTACTAACTGATGGCAACAAGCGCACGCCGTCGGATGATGGTTCAAGGGACTGCCGCGCAAGTGGCTTCTTTGCCTGCTCCCATTGGTGGTTGGAACGCCCGCGATTCGCTTGCCAACATGGAAGCGACTGACTCTGTGCAACTCACTAATATGTTCCCCGCTGTTTCAAGCGTCAATCTGCGCGGTGGCTATCAACAGTTTGCAACGGGCATCACAGGGCAGGTTGAAAGTCTGTTTAATTACTCAGGCGGCGCTTCAGAAAAGCTGTTTGCAGTAGCGGGTGGCAAAATCTACAACGTAACCGCAGGTGGTGCTGTAGGCGCTGCGGTCGTCTCAGGACTGACGAACTCGCGGTGGGAGTATGTCAACGTATCAACTCCCGGCGGGCAGTTCATGTACTGCGCTAATGGCGTTGATGCGCCTTTGCTCTACAACGGCACGACTTGGACTGCAATCACAGCAATTTCTTCTCCTGCAATTACCGGCGTTACAAGCACGACGCTTGATGATGTAACGTTGTTCAAGAACAGGGTGTGGTTCATTCAAAAGAACACCCTTGTTGCATGGTATCTGCCGACTTCCTCAATAGCAGGTGTTGCTGAACAGATCGACTTAAGCTCAATTGCTAGGTTTGGCGGTTATCTTGTATCAATCGGCACATGGACAATTGACGCAGGCTACGGCGCTGACGACAACCTAGTGTTTGTCACTAGCAATGGTGAAGTGATAGCGTATCGAGGGACTGATCCTGCCTCTGCATCGACTTGGGCGCTGATGGGCGTATGGAAGTTGGGCACACCCATTGGCAAGCGTTGTATGTTCAAGTATGCAGGCGACTTGCTGATCCTCACCTTGGACGGTTTGTACCCTCTAGCGTCGGCGATTCAAAGCTCACGGCTTGATCCAAGGATTGCACTATCTGACAAGATTCAAGGCGCGTTTGCTGAAGCTACGAGGACGTATCAAGACAATTTCGGTTGGCAGATTATCTACAACTCAAAAAACAATGCGTTGTTTGTAAATGTGCCAATTGCTGAAGGTTCTCAGCAACAACAATATGTGATGAACAACATTACGAAGGCGTGGTGCAACTTTACAAATTGGAATGCTAACTGTTGGGAAATCTTCTCAGATGATCCGTATTTTGGTGGCAATGGTTTTGTAGGCAAAGCATGGACATTAGACTACCAAGACAATGCAAACAACATTGAAGCGTTAACGCTACAAGCATTCAACTACTACGGCTCTCGCGGTGTTAAAAAGTATTTCACCCGCGCAAGACCTAGCATTTTCACAAACGGGCAACCGGCTATCTTTGTTGGTATGAACGTTGATTTTGATGTGTCAGACACGACAGCAGCTTTGTCGTTTAGCCCGCAATCTTTTGGTGTTTGGGATACAGCATATTGGGATAGTGGTTTGTGGGGATCAGGCGCAACAATTACGAACAACTGGCAAGGCATCACAGGTATCGGCTATTGCGGTGCTATTCAGATGAAAAGCGCGAGCAAAGGCTTGCAGATCGAATGGGCATCGACGGATATTGTGTATCAGACCGGATGGGCAGGTATATAACGAAAGGCCCGGCTATCGGGCATTGGGTGGCTAAACGTGTCGATGGCGGCTATTTTGAAGAACGCAGCCAGGCAATAGGATTGTGCAAGGACGATGAGATAGTTGCAGGCGTGATCTACGAGAACTGGAACAGGAAGAGCATTTGGTGTCACATAGCAATAGAAGGAAGAATGACAAGCGCATACCTAGCAACAATTTTTGATTATCCGTTTAATACTTGCCAAGTAGATAAGATCATAGTACCGGTAGGAAACGACAACGAAGCAAGCATCAAGCTAGTAACGAATATGGGATTTGTAGAGGAAAGCAGAATTAAGGATGCAAGGGTTGATGGTGATATTGTTTTTTTTACAATGAAGCATGACGCTTGCAGGTTTTTGAATGATAAATACCGCAGGAAACTAGGAGTTAATCATGGGTAAAGGTTCGTCAGCACCACCGGCCCCCGCAACACCGGACTATGCAGGTGCGGCACAAGCGCAGGGTGCGGCTAACGTAGAAACAGCTCGCCTACAGGGAAGGATGTCGAATCCGAACATCATTTCGCCTTTGGGAAAACAAACTGTTACCTATGAAGGCGATCAGCCTACTGTCACGCAGACCCTTACCCCAACAGCAACCGAGACGCTTGCTTCGCAGCAGCGTGTGCAACAGTTGTTGGCAACTCTTGGCGAGACGGGTACAAAACAAGCGCAAGATGTAATTAGCACCCCGTTTGCTCCTACTGGAACAGCAGGTCAAGAACTACAAACTAGATTTGATACGTCTAACCTTGCTCGCGCTCCTGTTAACGCAGGAACAACGGGTCAAGAAGCAATTATGAGACGACTGCAACCGCAGCTAGAACGTAGAGAGGCAGCAGTTAACACGCAACTAGCAAATCAAGGCATAACGCCTGGCTCTGAAGCATACAGAACAAAGCAAATTGAAGAAGCGCAAAGTCGTAATGATTTGGAAAGCCAAGCTGCTTTGCTAGGCATAGGGCTTGATACAAGCGCCCGCGCCGCCGGTTTAAGCGAAGAGCAAGTAAGGTTAGCAACGCAAAATGCTGCACAACAACAAGAGTTGCAACGTCAAGCATATTTGCGTCAACAGCCTTTGAATGAGATCACGGGTCTCATGTCAGGCTCGCAGATTCAGATGCCGCAATTCCAAGGGTATCAAGGGCCGACTGTAGCGCCGCCTCCAATCTTTGCAGGAACGCAAGCACAGGGTGCTGCAAATATGAATCAGTACGGCATTGCATCTGCTAACGCCAATGCGTCAAATGCGGGTCTTTACAACTTGTTAGGTGCTGGTGGCATGGCATTTGGTATGGCAAATCCCAATTTGCTTAAGTTAGGTTAACCATGAACAATATGTATAGCTTCAATCCCGACGAAAAACGTCAGCGCATGGCGCAGGCATTGGAAAACTACATTCTGCCTGAACAAAAGTTGCAGATGCCACAAGCACCTGCACAATCGTCTAGCGGAATGTCGCCTATGGACATTGCTAAATTGTTCAAGAAAAAGCCAATCAATCCATATAGCAGCAATGACGCAAAAGATGCTTCAACGCCTACTGATTTGAACGTGTATCAGGAGAGTCAATAATGGCTACCGTGAATTTTAATTTGCCAAGCCCATACGAGTCTGAACTTGCTGATATCGCTCGCCGTCAAAAGATGGCTGAGTTGATGCAGCAACAGGCTTTTCAGCCTGCTGAGACGTTTAGCTATGGCGGCATACAGGCTAGGACTTCGCCGCTTACAGGCATAGCTAAAGCCTTGCAAGGCTACATGGCAGTCAAGACACAAAAAGACTTGGCAAAAGAAGAAAAAGCATTAGGCGAAAAAGAACGCACAGATGCACAAAATTGGTATCAAAACATTGATACTGTGCCGTCTGATCTTGTGGATGAAGGCCCGCTTCCCGCACGAAAGCGTAGTGAAGAGGAACGCAGAGCACACTTGTTCAAAGGTTTGAGCAATCCCGCAACTGCCGGATTTGCTCAAACAATGCTTGCTCAAGATATGGAAGAAAAAGATTTCCAACGTGCTTTGAACGCTGCTAGAGAAAAGCAAGCGCCTGTTGTTGCTGCTTCCTCTGCGGAAAGAATGAACACGATGATTCCTGGACAGCCAGGTTCATCCGTTATGGCGGGTGCAGTAGATCAATCACCTGGCGCAACAAATATGGCACAACCTAACATATTTCCACCCGTAGCGCCGCCCGTTGCACCACAAGCTGCTCCGCAAGCAATGCAACAACCTGGGCAGCAAGGGTTAGGTTTGAATCCTGAAGTGCTTGCTATGTCTGCAAGTAAACGTGGTCGAGAACTTGCTAACTTTTTGCAAAAAAATGCACCTGAGTTTGGCACAAAAGGCGAAACGTTTAGAAAGGCTGATGGCACTCTTGTTGAACGAGTCTATGGCAAACGAGGGGAAGTTATTGAACGTCCTTTGCAAGCAACGCCTTATGAAGCCACGACCACAGAAATTCGCAACGTCAATGCAGCATTAACGGGTGCAGGAATTGATCCTAATAGTCAACAAGGTCGTGGTGCATTTAGTGCGTTGTTGAACAAAATGACTAGCCATCAACCTGCAACAAATGTCAATGTAAACACCGAACGGTCTTACTTTGGCAACGTTGCAGAAGGATTGGCAAAGTCTGATGCGTCAACAATAGAAGCAGCACGTTCAGCGCCTGAGAGAGTAACAAGCGCAAGGCGCGTGCTTCAGACATTGCAGCAAAATCCAATTACCGGAACAGGCGCTGAAATTAGATTGCAGATTGATAAGGCTTTGTCAACGGCCGGGCTTATTGATCCATCAAGAACGCAAGCAACTGAAAATCTAATGTCTAGTTTGGCAGCAGGAACTTTGGATTCAATTAAAACTAGCGGTCTTGGTGCAGGACAAGGATTTACGGACAAAGATAGAGAATTCCTAGAACGCGCAAAGTCAGGAAACATACAAATCAACGCTCAAACGCTTGCTGATTTGGCAAGGCTTAATGAACGTGCAGGATTGGCTTCCATTGACAAAGGCAATCAGACAATCAAACGATTGAAGAAAGCGCCTGGAATGAGTGGATTGCAGTCTCAGCTAGAGGAAATAGCTGTTCCTGAAAGTGGTGGTGGCGGCCAATTAACCCGAGATCAGCAAGCATTGCAATGGGCAAATACAAATCCAACTGATCCAAGAGCCGCAGCTATTAGGAAAAGGCTAGGACAATAATGGCAACTTTTGATCCTGATGCGTATCTAGCACAGCAGCCTGCATTCGATCCTGATGCTTACTTGGCATCAGTAAAGGAATCGCCTGCTGCTTGGCAAGTGGGAGTCAATGCTGTCAACAAAGGCATGGCTAACACGATTGATATGCTGTTGAATGCACCACAAAACGTGGCAAACCTTGCACGCGCGGGGGTTGGTACTGCTGCAATCGCAGCGGGACGGCCTGATCTTGCGCCTGAGATTCAGCCAACGCCGGATTTGGCTCGCAGAGCTTTTACCGCCCTCGGTGGCATTCGTCCTGAGTTTGAGCCGTCTACTACAGGGCAACGAGTGCTAGACGTTGCAGGACAAGGCGTAGGAGGCGGTGTCATGTCTCCCGCTGCATCGCTAGGTGGAATGGGGCGAAATATCGCTGTAGGCGGTGTAAGCGGTGCTACTGGGCAAGGTACAACCGAAGCCACAGGAAGCCCGATAGCGGGTATGTTTGCAAGCATGACGACTCCAAGCGTGATGAGTGGTGCGGGCAATCGAGCGCAAGCTGCGGTTAATCAGGCAAGGCTGCGCGAAGCAGAGCAAGGACTAAGTAATCAGACTTTGCGAGCAGGTCAAGAAGCGGGATACATGATTCCCCCGTCTACGGTTAACCCGTCAGCGGTCAATAAAATACTTGAAAGCATTTCGGGTAAAGCAGCTGTTGGTCAAGAAGTTAGCTTACGCAATCAGGAAATCACCAACAGATTGATGCGTCAAGAATTGGGGCTTGCTGAAGGCACGCCAATATCAGAAAAAGCATTGTCTGATTTTCGGGCTAAAGTTTCAAAGCCATATCAGGAAATTGCAGCCATATCGCCATTGGCAAGTAGCACGTTAGAAAAACTAAAAGATGCGCGATTTAAAGCAAAAACACAATGGACTTATTACGACAGAAGCGCCGATCCCGAAGCATTAGACCTAGCAAAACAACTTGATGATAAAGCTGACATGTTAGAAACGGCTTTAGAAAAAATTGCTAGGAGATCAAATCAACCACAGCTAGTTAATGACTTGCGAGAAGCACGAAAGCAAATTGCAAAATCGTACAACATTGAGAACGCGCTAAACATTGGAACTGGCAACATTTCAGCACCGATCCTTGCAAGACAAATGGACAAGGGTGCGCCGTTTACTGGCAATCTAGCCACTACAGGACGTTTTGCTAATGCGTTCCCATCGTCAATGCGTGAGGGTGAAAGAATCCCTACGCCTGGCGTAAGTGCGGGTAATGCTTTGGCTGGAACAATTCTTGGAACTATAGGCGGAACGCAACTGGGTGCGCCTGGCGCATTGGCAGCAGCACTTCCTTTTGCAAGCATCCCCGCTAGGGCATTGGTAACATCGCCTGCGTATCAAAAAAGAATGGCACAGCCTAATTATTCGCCGGGCATGACAAATCGCGCACTTGCTCCTCTTGGTGGCATGAGGCCCGAAGAAGAAGCATTACTAAACGCACTTGCAGCAGCAAGACAACAAGGAGCACAGCAATGAGCTACAACGGAAGCGGTACTTTTCAGATCAATACGGCAGGGCAGCCTGTCGTAACGGGTACGGTTATCAGTAGCACAGCGTTTAACTCGCTGACTTCTGACTTGGCAACAGGTCTTAGCACCGCAATCACTAAAGATGGTCAAACAACTGTCACCGCCAATATCCCAATGTCTAACTTTAAGATCACGGGTCTTGGTGCAGCAACAGCCGCAGCCGACGCGGTTAGGTTCTCTCAGTTGCAAGGCAGCGCAGACAAGCTGTTAACTGTGACGGGAACTGATACCTACGTTGCTACTGCATCCCCTGCTCTGACGGCATACGCTGCGGGCAACCTGTTTTCGTTAGTTGTTCCTAATACAAACACAGGCGCATCAACGATCAACATTGACGGGCTTGGTGCTAAAGCCATCACGCGCACAGGATCAACTGCTCTCGTTGCAGGCGACATGATTGCAACCGAAGTTGTAATTGTTGTTTATGACGGCACTCGGTTTCAGTTGATCAACGCTAACAGCTTTACAAACTTGCTTGTATCGGGAACGCTGACCTACGGCGGTGTGACGTTGACGAATGCAGTCACCGGCACGGGCAAGATGGTGCTTGATACAAGCCCGACGGTTAATAATCCGACTGTCACTAACTACGTTGAAAGCGTCGTTGCTATTGGAACGGTTACATCATCTAGCACGTTGTCGCTGACTAGCGGGACTGTGCAAACAGCTACGCTGACCGCATCTACGGCTTGCACGTTCACCATGCCGACTGCTACTGCGGGCAAGTCGTTTGTGCTGTTGCTTAAGCAAGCTGCAAGCACGGGCAACGGAACTGCGACGTTTACCGGCGTGAAGTGGGGTACTGCGGGTGCTCCTACGATTACCGCAACCGCAGGCAAAATGGACATTCTGACGTTCATTGCTGATGGCACAAATTGGTATGGTTCAATCGCACAGGGATACACCCCATAATGTTCGCCGCTAAAAACTTTTTCCTAGCCGGTGGTGCTGCCGGAATACTTGCTGACTACCTTGTTGTAGCGGGTGGTGGTGGCGGTGGATATGATGCTGGCGGCGGCGGTGGTGCTGGTGGATATCGTTCATTCACATCGCAAACATTATCGTATGGCATTGCTTATACGGTAACTGTTGGCGCAGGAGGAACGGCTGGATCATCAGGAAATTCGGGCGGCAATGGTAACAATTCTGTTTTTGACACAAATACCTCAACTGGCGGCGGTGGTGGCGCAACGGTTACAAATGCGGCAGGAAGTTCCGGCGGTTCGGGCGGTGGTGGAACAAGGATTAACGGGGCTGGTGGCGCGGCTTCTCCTTCAGGGCAAGGCAATGCGGGTGGCGCTGGCTCGCCTTCAAGTGGAGCAAATGTTTCGGCCGCTGGTGGTGGAGGCGGTTCAAGCGCAGTAGGTGCGACAGCATCGAATGGAGTTGGTGGCAACGGCGGGAATGGAACTGCCAACTCAATAACCGGAACATCTGTCACTTATGCTGGTGGCGGCGGTGGTCGAGCAGATGGAACTGGCACTCAAGGCAATGGTGGAACTGGTGGCGGTGGCAATGCTGGAGCAACGGGAACGGCTGGCACTGCCAACACGGGCGGTGGCGGCGGTGGCGGCGCAACTGGTGGCGGCAATACTGGCGGTTCGGGAATCGTTATCATCAAAGTGCCATCAACTGTTTATGCTGCATTCTCAAGCGGCGTGACATATACATTCAGCAGCGCAGTTAGCGGCTACAACATCTACACGGTCACAGCGACTTCGACCACTTCGGAGACTGTGACGTTCTCGACTTCGCCGGGCGTTGATTACCTTGTTGTCGGTGGCGGCGGTGGAGGAGGAGGCTATTCGGGTGGCGGCGGCGCGGGCGGTTATCGAACTGCCAATGGACTTGGAATCACAATCGGCACGGCTTACACGGTTACGGTTGGCGCAGGTGGTGCAGGTGGAACGAATGGCTCGGGCGGGTTGAATGGAGCAAAAGGCAGTGATTCAGTATTTAGCTCGATTACATCCACCGGGGGTGGCTATGGGGCAGGCTATGGATCGGCTGCGGGCGGCGCAGGTGGAAGCGGTGGATCGGGCGGCGGCGGCACTTTTGGTGCGGGCAGCGCAAACGGTGGAGCAGGCAACACGCCTTCAACATCTCCATCACAAGGCAAAAACGGCGGCAGCGGCGAAATAGCTGCGTCCTATGGAGCGGGCGGCGGCGGCGGGGGATCAAATTCTGTAGGCAGCTCGGTTAGCGGCACTTCGGGCGGAAATGGTGGCACGGGAACAGCAAACTCGATCAGCGGATCGAGCGTCACCTACGCCGGGGGTGGAGGAGGAGGCACGGGAGGAGCAAGCGGTGGCTCGGGCGGTACGGGCGGCACGGGAGGAAATGGGTCAAACGGCACTTCTGTTTCGGCTACTAACGGAACGACAAACGTTGGCGGCGGCGGTGGCGGGGGAACAGCAGGCTATTCGAGTGGTGGAAGTGGCGGCAGCGGCGTAGTCATCCTCAGAGTACCAAATACCATTGGAGCATTATTTTCTAGCGGCGTTACATCCACATCGTCCACATCATCCGGCTTCAACATTTACACGGTGACTGCGACTAGCACTACTAGCGAAACTGTAACGTTTAAAAATACGATCCCTACTGACTTTTTGGTAATTGCAGGTGGTGGATCGGGTGGCGGTGCTTATGTAAACAACTCAGGATCGGCAGCAGGCGGCGGGGCAGGAGGTTTTAGAACGTCGGCAGGCACTAGCGGTGGGGGCGCATCTGCTGAATCTGTTTTGTTACTTTTACCGCAAACAAATTACACCGTAACGGTTGGTGCAGGCGGTGCTTCAATTAGCAATGGAAGCAGTACAGGAAACTCGGGCAGCAATTCTGTGTTGAGTTCTATCACATCAACGGGTGGTGGCGGAGGTGGGGGCGGGGATAGTGGCACGGGGGGATTGAGCGGCGGCTCGGGCGGGGGCGGGAGCAGTGGCAGCGGCGGCGGATCGGGAACTACAGGCCAAGGCTTCGCGGGCGGCGCAGGCAGCACGTCAGGCGGTGGCGGGGGCGCCGGCGCGGTTGGTGCGGATGGAACATCAACCACGGGCGCAGGTGGTACTGGCGTAGCCTCAAGCATCAGCGGATCGAGTGTCACCTATGCAGGCGGGGGAGGCGCAGGTGGAAGCAGCACAAGGAGTCCGGGCGCAGGAGGCGCGGGCGGGGGTGGTGGGGGTGGGGCGTACACAGTAAGCGGAACGAATGGAACGGCAAATAGAGGCGGTGGCGGGGGCGCAATGGGCGCTTCTGATTCGTCAGGCTCTAAAACTTCCGGCGCAGGCGGTTCAGGTATTGTCATCATCAAAATACCTAGCACCTATACTGCAACTTTCTCCGGTGGTGTGACGCAGACTTCCACGACTAGCGGCGGCTACAACATTTATACTGTCACCGCAACTTCAACAACTAGCGAAACTGTTTCGTTTGCTTAAGGGATAATCATGGCGCATTTTGCAAAACTTGATTCAAACAATGTTGTAATTTTTGTCACCGTTGGACGCGACGAAGATAACGGCAAAGAAGCGGAACTGTCAGCCCGTACCGGTGACGTTTACAAGCAGACGAGCTATAACACTAACGGCGGTGTTCACGCCCTCGGTGGTACGCCATTCCGCAAAAATTACGCAGGATTGGGCTACACCTATGACGCGCAGCGCGATGCTTTCATTCCTCCGCAGCCTTATCCGTCTTGGCTGCTGAATGAGGACACTTGCCTTTGGGGTGCGCCTGTACCTATGCCTACGGACGACAAGCAATATTCGTGGGATGAAGCTACAACTTCGTGGGTGCAAGCATGAAGCTGATCCGT